CATCTGAAAAAACATCTACTAGCAAAGTATACATACCTATTGCTTATGGCAATTTTGAAGAGAGTGATTCTAGTCAGTCTGCCCAAGACCTTTCAGAAACTAGAGCTTTATACCCTGTGCCTATTGATAATACAAGTGGTAAAATTACAGCAGTTGTAGCTAGGGAGTATGATGGTAGTTCTACAGAAGAAAAAGCAAGATTGCATCATTTTGAAAAAGACTGCGACCAGTTTGTTCCAATAGGCTCTGATAGTTCAAATTTTACTGATGCATCTGAAACCTATCAAGGTGGAAATGCAATGAAATGCAGAACTGATTTATTTAGAGGTTTTAAAACAAAAAATAAAACTGTATTAAGTGCTGGTCAATGGTCTAATGGTGAAAATGCATTTGATTCTAGAAGCGATGAAAGCTCTACATATGCTGAATACACAAAAATTTCAACACTTTCTGATGTTGCTGGTGGAACTATTGAAAGAGATATAGAATTTACACCACCTAATATTGTTGGGTTAATTTCAGAAATTAAAGTTTTTACAAGATACAGGCTCTATAGAAGTAATACAGATATAGCTGGAAGTTTACAATTACTTGTAGGCTCTACAAATCTTGACACTATAACATCATCATTTAGTTCTAGTATTTTAACTGACACATACACATTAAGTGGTGCAGAATTAACTAGCCATTATACAAATAATAATAACCAATTACCAAATATAAAATATAGAATATCATGGACTGCTGATACTGAGGGTGAAACTGTTTCATTGAGAATATACGATTGTCATATAATTGTAAAAGTGGCTCTAGATACATCGGATGAAAGCAAAGAATCTTCAAAGCAATACTTAAATGATTTAGAATATATGTATGTTGGTGCTAGTGGACTTACAGAATCTTATTCTGGCTCAAATGGGGAAATTGAACATGGACACGAAGTTCTTAGAGATATGCTAGTAAGGTATACAGGAATGGATACTGCTGACCCTGATGGCTGGAGTGCTTTAAATACAGATAGAAATACTGCAAATTGGAAAATAAGATGGTGGGCATTAGAACCGACTGAATTAAAACCAATTCTTGAAAAATTAATGTATGAATTTGGATTTATTTTTAAATTTAGAGCAGATGCTACAAGTCGTGTAATTTACATAAAAAAATCTAGTGAACTTTCATCTAATCAGGAATTAACTAAAACAGACATAAAAAATATAAAAATTAGTACATCTGCTTTTTCAGATATGGTAACTAAAATGAATATTAATTATGAAAAACACCCAGCAAATAATAAATATTTATCTAATGTCACTTCATACAATGATTCCAATAGAACAAAATATAAAATTAAATTAAAAGAAAATATAAAAGATGTTAAATTAGACATGAATGTTGGAACGCCAAGTACAACAGCGAATGCTGATTGTAATTATGATTTTTATTCTTATTATAATAACATTGTTGGAGATATAAAAAAAATCATTACCTGTGAGATTGTAAATAAATCAAAGGCTTATGCTTTAGAAACTGGAGATATTGTTACATTTGATGATTTACCAGTTAATCCTTTTGGTCATAGCTGGAGCGAATCTGGTTCACAATATTATATGATAACAAGTTTAAACAGAAATATTAATTCTATACAAATAGAATGTAGGGAGATAGGATAATGGCAAATGTAAACATAAGAAAACCAAGATTTTATGTAGATAGATTAAATTATTTACTAACTAGGGGGGTAACGAATACTCAGTTTTATTTAAACTCAAGTAGTGGGCAATTAAACACAATGACAACTGGTACAGTTGCAGAATTATTTGATATGCGACCTTTAAATCAAGTAGTATTTGATACAACTAACAATAGAAATGAGCATGTAGTATTGACTTTAGACCAAAATTTTGGCTCTTATGTAACAAATTTTGTAGCAATTTTAAATCATAATATGACCTCATCAAATGCAAAAGTCACAATAGCACATGACTCTTCAACAGAGTCAGATGTACAGGCTACTGATTTTGCTAGTGCTACAGCAATAGCTAGTGTTTCAGAAGTTTTAGATGCTGACACAATAAGTAGTAATACTATAACACCAGCATCAGATGGACACACTATTATTACATTTACTAATTTTTCAAGCAGGTATATAGGAATACAATTTGAGGGAACTGTTAATGATGCAGATGATGGAGGCTCAGGAGCATTTTTTGATGCTAACAATAACTTATCTATTGGTTGTATATTGGTAGGTGAATATTATGATATGCCTGTAAGTCCTGATTTAAGTGTAAAAAGAAATATAGTATTTGATGGACAAGATGCACAGGAGTCAATTGGTGGTCAAAGATATTCAACTTTATCTAATTATGGAAAAAGCCTATTATCAACTACAAACAAATCACCATTCCAAACATACACAGGAGATAATAAAAGAGGGCTTTATGGGGGGAGAATGACTTATGATATGAAATTCAGCTATTTAAATAGTAGTGATGTTATGCCTAGTACATACAATGTCCAAACACAAGCTGATAACACAGTTGTAAATGATGTGTGGAATATGACACATGGGGGTCACATACCCTTTATATTTACACAAGATGGGTCTAGTGTTGGTAATAATGCAGAGTCTGACTACTTATTTGCTAGATTTGCTCAAAAAGGATTAAGTATGACTCAGGTTGCTCCTGATGTATTTAATGTATCTATGAGGATTGAAGAAGAGTTTTAGAATCAGGGATAACGATTCCTAGGTCTATTGCAGACCACCTTATAATACGCTCTATAAACTGAGCAAACTCTTTCGTTGTTAATATTTTTGTGCTATTGATTTCAAAATGGTCTTTTATAGCTTGATGCATTTCCCTGTTAGTGTAACCTAATTCATTAGATAATAAATCAACTATAGACCAGTAATAGTTATTTTGTTGAGCAGAACGAACTCCAGTATCAGTAATTTCAATATAATATTCGCCATTTAACTTGCCAATAATATCATCAAACTCTGACCTATTTAATATAATTAATTTGCCATTTTCTACTTTGCAAGGGAATCGCATCTTGGGCATATTTTTTCTTTCCAAAGTTTAATGTCTGGGGAAGCCCATAGTCTCCCCTCAAACATATTCCATTTACGCCTACACTCAGGACACCAAGATAAATTTCTATCTGCCCTTATCTCATCAGTTTCCCTTGGTCTTCTATGGGTTTTTTCTTTTACATCAGTATACAGGGCATCTATTACCCATTGTATAGAGCCGAACTTATCTTTTGGCAGAACTACTCTCCTCAATGATGCCACCCAATAATAATAAGTAGTTTCTAGCATCCTGTATTCTACCCATTATTGATTCTTCACTTGATTCCTTACCAGTATGAATATAATTCCTAATTGAGTCCATGTGTTTAAGTAAGTATATCATAGCTACTTGCTCAGGTCTAAGTGCCATTCTTTCAGCAATGCTTTTAAAGTTCTTAAATTTATCTTCATCTGATACAGTATATTCTTTACCTTTGACTAGCATCAATCTGTTTTCTTCTTTTTGCATTGACTCTGCCCACTTTATAAAGTCAGGTACTTTCATGTACTACACTCCTCGTCTAAATCTGCATGTTCTAAACAGGCACTACATATATCTACATCGGGATAATCAGGCTCAATAAATGGTGAGTAGCAACAATTAGTTAAGTTAATATCACTAATCATTTATCTCTCCAATATACCCACTTAGATTTATTGGTATCCCACTCGCCACTTTCCCACAAATTACTATTGTAGACTACGAGTGCTAACACAAACATTAACATTATCTCTACCATATTATACTCCTTATATTAATTTTTTGCCCCTCTGAACGCCAATCCATTTGTCAGCCTATAACAACCACAGGTTATTAAAAAACTTATCAAGGGGCAATTTTATAATTTTCAATAACATCAATTAAATTATCATAATCCGCATCTTTATACTTTATCATTGAGTTTTTACGCTCTTTCAAATCTTCATACCACTTGATGCCACGCTTTTCAATTGCCCATTCAACAAACTCCGCTGGAGTTTTATGAGCAGAAAAACTACTTGAAAAAACATGGCATCCAACACATAAACAGAATCCATTTTCTATATCCCACCTTACAATTCTTATTGACCTAGAATAGAAATGATGGGCATTAAGCGGTTTTGTTTTATGGCACTTTTCACACATACCATATTCTTTGATTTTCTTAGCCCATGCATTATCTAATTTCTTAATTAATGGTCGTTTCACTAGATAGGCAAACCATCTGACTCATTACCATGTAACACACTTAGTAGTGAATACATCCTAGATTCAATCTCAGTAATATCAAATTCAGTACCCATACTTTGAACTGCAAGTTTTAAGCATACCTGTTTGTGTATGTCAGCAGTTCTATCATCAACAGTTGTGCTAGTTTGTTTTACTGTTGAGTTTGATGCATCCCTAACTGGTGTACCATTACGAGGTGTAACATCCCAGTATATTCTACCTTGTTCTGTTTCATTCTTTGCTATTTCAACAGTATCGCCTTTTTGATAAAACTGAATTTTACTATGTAGATTATCTGTAGCAAACAAACTAACATCCTCGCCATCACATTTTAATCCATACAAATTCCAATTACCATAATTGTTAGTACCTTGCTTTGGGCTATCAAACATAAACTCAACCACTTTACTGTCATTAGTTTTTATTTTTAGTTGTTTTGTTTCCATTTTATCTCCTATGTTATTTATAAAATTGTTGTGAATATAATTCTTTTAAAGGAATTAAAAGCATTTCTGATGCACTATCATCGCCACCAGCGACTGTCCTAGCTACACCATCCTTATATAAAACTTTCATTATTGTTTTTAATTTAGGCACAGGAAAACATACCATGCCAACCATAATATCATCTATTGTCAGCACATGAAACCACCAATCGGCTTTTGTTACTGCAATGCCTGATTTTTTACCTCTACATCTGTACTCTATGGCTATATTGCCTGTTTCTAACCATTGGTCACGCTCAGTCTTTACCTCTATTTTACCTTTGGATTCAAGTAGGGTTTTAATCTTATCTTCATAAACCTGACCCCAAGATAAGTCTATATCAAAGTTAGGGTTATACATTATAACCTAATTCCTTTTTAGCTTGTTCTGTTAAATCCTTAATAACATCATCAGATTCATATGCACAGGTTTCTAGCTGAGGGATTCTAGGTTTATACTTTTTAACATAATCCTGAATGCCCTCTAATATCCATTCATAAGTATCTCTGCGAATTGTTAAACTATAATCCCTACCATCTTCAAAATTAACCCAAGTGATAGTAGCGAAATACATTCCTTTTTTATTGTTTTCCATATATAAAATTAACTCCTTTTATTATAAGATGTCAACCTTTAATTAGTTCTCCCCACAAAGAAGTTTTACCATTTACAATCTGAACCAGATGAACAGTAAAAAATCCATTATGGTAAAAATCCACTATAGCAAAAGCGTGTTGCCAATTATGCTGTCTATTACCCAGCCATTGATTAGCTTCAGCACTCATATCTTTTAGGCATCCTATTGACCAAGCTGATTTAACACCATCTATATGAGTCACGCTAGATTGCTGAATATCGTGATGATGTCCATACATTACATTGCCACCCATTCTAATTAGATGATTCCTAGTATGTTGCACCCCAGCATAATGATGACCATGATAAAAATTGAGCTTTCCTATTTTTAGCATTTTACCTAATGGGTGATATTTATAACCACGCTCCTTTAGCCTGAGTGCATTTTTTACTAAAAAATCACTAGCTAGGTAGGGGTTTTCTTCTACAAAACGATTTAGCCAGTCTTCATGGTTACCCTCAACAAAATGCCTATCTTTTACATTGGCTTTGTCTAGTGACTCATCTATAATATCCATACCTTTATTAACTTCTTCAATTTCTTTAGTAACAAAGGGCAATTGATATTCCAGCGGTGGTCTTTTTTTCTTTTTCCATTGCCAATGTGAAACACTTTCCCATTCGCCTGTATCCCCTAAATCTATATATCCATCAGGTTTTATAATTTCTATAGCCTGACATACTACACTTATAGCTTTCATATCTGCCATAGGAAAATGTTTATCAGGTGTTACTATATACCTTTTAACTTTCATATACACTCCGCTTTTAACCACTTATCTAATGCCTGTTGCCATTGATTATAAGTAGCTTTGTTTTCATTATACCTAATCCATATATTATCAAATTCATCATGTAGTCTTTTTCTCATTTTTCTAATATTCCTATCGCCACCTTTACTAGCATTACTAGGTAACTTTTCAGTTCTATCCAAAAAGATTTTCCTTAACTCTTTCGATGTGTGTTTCATATTTTCCTGTTTTAACATTATAGTTTAATTTACAAATCCCTGGGCTACCATTCTTATATTGGAATCTAATCTTATGAACATGGACACCAACATAATCATCATCATCACTTCTATGCCTATGTATTGTAACTGCATTATCTGCTTTATTAAACCAATTTGCTGAACCTGATATATCATATGGTGTAGGCACTACAGGTTTTCTATCTACTCCATTTTCCATTTTTCTTGGGTGTGCTACTATCCATATGTGAAGTTCTGTTACCTTAGCAAATGCCGTTAATTCTGACAATACCTTAGATATATAATTAGTCTCATTATCTCCATCGCCATACTTATGCTCTAATGTATTCCAAGGGTCAATTATAAGACCATTTAAACCATATCTATAATTAAGTAGTCTAGCTTGTTCCATTATTGATGCTACTGTAACAGAATTTTCCTGAGTACCTATAAATTTAATATGGTCATCTAGTATTTCCATAGAATTTCTTGCAATTTCTTCTTCCATTTTTTCTTCGCCATAAAATGGTTTACCAGCAAACTTACCTACTAATTTTAGCAAGTGATGTTTTACTGGAAAATTTTCAGCAGAAAATACACCAAACTTCCAGCCATATTCCTGAATCATATTAATCATCAAAGCATCCATCCATTCTGATTTACCCATATTGGGAACACCTGTAACAACAGATACTTCACTAGGACTAATCCTGTAAAAATCATCTAGGTCACTCCAGCCTGTAGATAATCCCATATGCTCAGGTTT